TGTCCGATCGTCGATAGCTTCCGTATATTCACCGTTCTTCTGAAAAAGCTGCAAGTCACCACCTCCGGGACGTTCCAGGTGGATATTGAAATTTGCATTTACGACTGCTTCCGCCACATATTTCTGGGTATTCTGGGTATTCTCGTTTTGCACAAAGGTTAATACTGCCATGATTGTTCCTCCTATTGATTATAATTTTAAAATCTGTTTTTTCACGTTACAGCTATCATAAGACACGTGTACCCATGAGAAATTCTTCTCATCTATCAGCTGTGTAAAAGGAAGGTTAAGTTCCTGTACGAGATTGAACAGCCTTTTGTTTTCCGCTTTTGTATTCGGAGTGCCAACTATATCGGCTGCCATTCCTTTCATGTGCTCGCTGGTCTTACTTCCTCCTACCGCCTTGTTTAATGCTTCGCAACGGTATCCGCTAGTTACAGTGATAGGTTTGCCATAGGCTTCCCGAAGAGGATCAAGAACGTTATCTATTAAGCCATCTACATTGCATATCAATGCTTTTGGCAGACGGTTGTCGATACCACGTCTGTCTGCTGTTTCGCTCTTTACCATTTCGGCTATCGTGAAATACTTTCCCATATCTTTTCTTCTATAATATCAATGTTAATACTACAATTTGAATCATTTGACCGATAAGACCGCCTATCAATGTAGCGCCAATATCGAGCCAATCCCATTTGTTGCCATACGCACGGTCTTTGAACTCCATCCCGGCCGCAAGTCCTGCAACAAACAGGATGGTAAACAATGCACCGGCAGGAATGACATAGAGCAGGTGCTTCGGGCGGTTACTTTCCTTTATCCAACTCATATCCGATCTTTTTTAGGTGGTTTTATTTGTATGTATCTTTTATGCGATTCCGGCACATAGAGGCATCTTGAACAATAGACGATACCTCCACACCATCTATACGAATGCCCGAATATCTTGCATATCAGATTCATAACTACTCCTCTTTAATTATATCTTTAACGTCCTCCTTATCCACTTTGAACACCTTCTTACCAAACACACCCAAAGCACCGATAAGATTGATATTAATTCCTTTAGGCTTCAGTATATTGCCGACAATTGAGCAGCCCTCTATAAAGCATACCAGCAAGCACGAATACACATCAATAGGATATTCGTTGTGACTTGCTACACTAATCATACAGACCATGCAGACAAAAGCGAAGTATGTCACCATCTTCCCCATAGTAGCACGGATAGCACGGGAAAATCTGACCTTCTCACCCATAAGCATACTTTTTCGCACTCCAAAAGCTAGATCGCAAAGGATTACAGCACATGATACAATCAGCCACGGAATCATATTTTGCAATGATTCAATAACGAAAGCACTTGCTATTGCTGCAAATCCTCCGGTAGTGGTATGTACTATAGCTTCTTTCATACTATACAAGTTAGATAAACAGTTAACAATGAAATTACCTCAATCCAAAACATAGGCTTCCTCTTTATGAAGTCGGAGATGAAGTTACCCGTCCAGTGCTTCTTCATGGAGACAACCATGTACACTATGAACCCCGACCATAACAGAAGCCAATACCAACTGTTACAGCCTACCCATATCTGGGAGAAGATCAACGACATGGCAGCACCTATTGCATGAGGAACCTTTTGCTCCGATTTGAAATTAGGAGACACACCAAGTATAACCATACCGACAACAGAGAGAAAGACAAGAAACTGGCTGTTCTCCGTACTTGATTCCAAAGCTGCCGGAAGAAGCAGAACACCGGAGCCGATCATACACAGAGCGAACCAAAACTTATGCGTCAATGCGTAGTAGGTATCACTGATAGAGTAAGGAATCCCCTTTCCTTTCTTAATCATCGCAGAGACATATCCGGCAATGAGGATAAATGAAAACAATACTAATAGAATCATAGCTTTATCTGTTTTGAGTTTATAATACAAAATTGAGTTGTTCCGGGTATCCGGTCTTGTAGTTATAGGATTCCACCTGTTGCACAGTAGACAAGCCTTTCACAGCCGCAATATGGGATTGCGTCACATTGTAACAGTCAAGGGCGTATAGTTCTAACCGGTTTAGCATTTGCAAGGCTGTATCAACAGGGATTGTGTATTTCTCAGCATCATACCACAATGTAGTCAATGCACGTCCCGCTTCCTTCTCGATATTGATTGAATTGACCAGCCCAACACGGGTATCCTTGTCAAGCCATATCGTTTTACCGGAAAGGATGAACGAGTTAACAGAATCAGACTTATCGTAGGCGTTGATTTCCGTTATCTTCATCTCTTTCAGTTCGTCAATCGTATATTCATGCTCGACCAGTACAGGATACCCGTCGGCATTCTCTTTAATTTCTTTACCGGATGATTGACCGTCTAATAATTCTTGCCAATACTCAACGCTTATTTCTACACTGCCTTCTATCGGTGTGTCGTAGAATCCGCTTTTCCAATACATTTTTTGCTTCATACTTATCTATTTTATTATTTCCAAATTCCAATGGCAAACCAATCAAAGGCTTCACCGGGAAAGCCGCTTTCACCTGTAAACGGGTTGTAAAAAGTACCGCTAACATAAAATGATGATGTACTTTTGTTCAAAGTATACAATGTTTGAACAACGTCAGATCCAGCTTCAATACCATAAAACACTTTGTATCCGTCATTTTTAAAAGATGTAGGCATATATACTCTGCGCTCCTTCTGTCCGTAAGTAATAACACGTCCATATTGTATAAGAATCCCATTATTGAATTTAATATATGTGTTATTTCCACTAGTTAATGTTGTTACAGCATTTGACAAATCTGTTTTAGCATACGTAGTTCCGAGAGTACTTAGTAAGAACTCTTTATACAGGTATTTAAATGCCATTTTATAACGTATTATTTTTTCATTAAAATCACATTTTGTTTTGGCGATTGTAGTTAGCGAACAAGTTGCGCCAGTTTCCAAAATTCGGGGCTTTTCTTTTGCTTATCTCATTTATAATCGCTATATTTGCGTATAGACGTGGATGTCTGTTGTATCATCTCTCTACGGAAAAGTTGCTAATTTTCGAAAGCTGGAGACAATACGTTATATACTCCAAAAGGAATGAGCCTCGACTGAGTGTAGTCGTGGCTTTTGTATTGCACTTATCTTTCTCATAATACATGATAGATAAAATTTGTGTTCATAGTTTAATTTAACTTATTTATATAATTTAAAAAGTACTATTCTTGAAGATATGAGTAAGTTTGTGCAACTTTTAAATTAAACGTTATGGCTAAGAAAATTGGGTATATTGAAAAAGATGGAGTAATCTTTGTATCTGTCAAAGATGTATTTGAATACTTGCGTGAAATGGAGGTTATTACCACAGAGCAGTTGGAGTGGAAATATCGATGGGATTTTGAGCAAAATCTTATAGATCGTATGTATGCTTGTTATAGGAGCGGTAATCGAACTAATTCAGATGTTCCTTGGATAATTGATGAAGAGTTTTATTGTCACTGGTTGCGATTTACGTATTCAGACTTTACAGATGTAATAAAGGTCTTTAGAAATGAACAGGAAATAAAGAAACTAGCAATGCTAATTGATTTTCATGACTTTACACGCAGTAAGTTATTTGTGAAACGCAAATTTGTGTTAAAATGATGATTGAGTTAAAAAACGAAGTAAAGGCAGCTTATTCGGCTGCCTTTATTTTACCCTTTCATCAACATGATGTCCGCCCTCATTTCTATGTACTCCTGATACTTTTCCGGATTGTTTACGTAGTCGATTACCCTGTTGATTGCGATGTCTGCTTGTTTTTGTTTGACCTTTGTATAGTATCGGATGATTCCTCGATTCTTGTCCGAATGACCAAGACAATAATCTATCACTCCGTCTGGAATACCTAGTTCAGAGGCGAATTGAGCAAAAGTCTTACGAGCGGAATAATACACTACTTTTTGATTGATATCGAGTATATCCGCCATTTCGTTGAGATTCCTTGTTAGATACCTATAGAAATTAGAATATGTAAACTTGTATCCGAAATCAAGCTTTCCCGTGTTCTTATTCATCCATTCTTTTATTATAGGTTTTGCTGATTCCGGAATAGGGATGATTATCCGTTGTTCGCCTTGTTTCAGATTACGCGCCTTCTTTCTTATGTAATCAATGACTTCCGTCTTCCTGAAATCAAGATTAAGCAGATCTGCCAGATTTATTCCTCCAAGATAAAATGATAACATAAACAAGTCTCTTGCAACACGTAGTTTTTTCTCTTTGGGTGTATAGTTCTTGATTTTTATTATGTTCTGTATGTTAATATCCACTTCTCTGATAGGGGAGCCTTTTATTGAATAATATGCAAACGGGGAGATGTCATACTTGACAAGCTGCTTTTTAATCCCTCTGTTGATTATGGTCCTTGTCCTTGACATCATCATGTTTAATGTGGTTTCTCCGATTTTTTTTGTGTTTCTTAGAAACCGTGCATAGTTATTGATAATTTCCGGTGAAATATCGGATAACAAGAACTCTCCTTTTGTGAATTCGGTAAAATACCTACAATTCCGTTCCAATAATTTTGCATAACTTTCCCTTTTCTCTTCCATTAATTCTGTTATATAAGTATTTGCCACAGCTTGAAAGGTAGCCGCTGTTTGATCGGTGGAAGTATTACTTAGTAATATCTCACGTAGCTGCTTGCAATCATACATCTGAATGCATTTGATATTGTCAAGTTTCTCTTGGTATTCATTGAGTATATTACGCAACTTGGTATTGATTAGTGCTGCGTCTGGACGTTTGACTACTTGCCCGTTTTTGAATTGGGAAAGACTATTAACTTTGAATCGAGTGACAATGTAGCGGGTTGTACTTTTGTGCCCAAGCGCAATTCTTATTTTATGGGTACCGTCTTTTGCTACTTTGTCTGGAGTTATTGCTAATTTAAGAGTTGCCATAAATGAATTAAAAATAAAGGGTTC